CGATAGGAATTGAACCCACAACCTGTTGATTACAAGTCAACCGCTCTACCTATTGAGCTACGCCAGCATGTGATGGTGGTAAAGGAAGGATTCGAACCTTCGAAGCTAAAAGCGACAGATTTACAGTCTGCTCCCTTTGTCCAACTTGGGTACTTTACCATGGCGGAAGCTCAGAGATTCGAACTCTGGCACGGCTATTAACCGCCTCCTAGTTTTCAAGACTAGTCTCTTCAACCACTTGAGTAAGCTTCCATAGTGAGGCAAAAACCCCTTATATGAAATAAGGGGAGAAAACATCCTCAGTTCATTCACTATATGTTTTAGGTTTTTATTTTATATTTAAAATAATTCGCACAAAGTAAGAGTTGTGCTCTACCAACATATTACCACAAATGAATTTTTTTGTCATATGAAAAAAATAAAATACTAAATTAAATAATAAACCAGTGATACCATAGCGGGAGAGTAGAGTAAAAACAAAAGATGATTTCTAATTTACGCTACGACGTACACTTCGCCGTATTGACGACCGAATTGAATTGCACGGTCATAGTCATTCATAAAGATATCAATAACTCCATGAATACCAGGTGCCATTCGGTCGGCAACCACGTAATTATATCCATTAATATTTAACACAGTGCCGAGAGCATAATCATTAGATGCTACGGCACCTTCGTAAGGCCATTCGCCATTAGCCATTGGGCTACCTGTATGCGTATATGCAGTTAATTCAGTAGCTCCAGCTTGACCAGATATAGTAAATAAACCAATTACAAAAACAAACATTAACATAATTTTTTTAAGACTCATTTAGTAGCCTCCTAACTTTCTGTTTCGTCTTCCTATTATTATTTAAAAATATAAATAATAAATCGTAGGGCGACATGAAAATTAGTGTACTCAATTATCTCCAAAATTTAAGAACACTAATAGTATAATTTATTACAATCGATAGTTTCAATCGATACATCTTTTATAGTGTTTTTACTTTCCAAGTCAATTATTATTCTTAAACAAAAAATATAATTGATACTACAAGATGTATATGCTACTAATACATCTTCGCTATGTTTTTAATTTTATTGTATTTTATTTTAACACTGGATATTTTATATATTACCTAATGTTTTCGAGAAATTCTTGTTCTGGTAAAGCAAAGAAAAGTCTACGACCATCTTTAACGATATAATCTGTAATATCTACTTCGTATTGAAAACTTTCACCAGCTACGAATAATCTACCATTATCATCGAAAACATAAGCAGTTTTAGGCAACCATTCCTCAGAAATAGGTTGCCCAATATATTGCACTGCTTCAACAGTTTTACCATCTTTATGGGTATATGTTTGAATATCAGTAGGTTTCATTATTTTTCTACCAATTCAAAGTCGTAGTATACTTCTGTATCTTCATTAGGTGCTGTTACAGAAGTTGTGCCGAATGGATATACTTCGATACCATGTACACTATCAATCTTACGACAGAAATAACGGAAATGCTCTACACCATTTGCAGAACGCACTTTAACAAGAGTATCTTTTTTAACTTTGGTCCAATCAATTTTACCAAGAGCTTTTTCAATAGAAATAACATCTTGAATATTAGCAAATTTGAAATCACCAAAATCAGAAATACATTCTGTCTTTTCGATAATGCTATCAATATTATCTAAAATTGTTTCGAGCGAATTCAAACGCACTGTATCTTTTGGATTTCTTTCAACAAATAAAATATCTTTTTCGTTTACACGTATAAAAAAACGTAATCCATTTTCATACGCTTTTTCTAGTACAGCTTTTTCAAAAAGTGTAAGTTTCATTTTTATCTATTTCCTTTATTTATTTCTTTAAAATATTTTTAATTGCAATTTGGTTTAACAAATAAGATGTAGAAAATACTGAAAAAATAATATATATAGTATTAAACATATCAATATCTAATTTCAATAAAATTAAATCTATGATAATGGTAGCAAACACAACTAAACAAAAAGTGGCATTGCTTTTTAAATAATATTTTAAATCTTCGATGTCAATATTATGTAATGATATATACCATATCTTTTTATCCAGAATATTACAAATTTCTTGTCTTGTTTTATGTGTTAAATATGTAATAAAAATTTGATATACGAATACTAAGCCAATTAAATAATATGCGTATACTGTATTCCAAACTTTTAACAAATCAAAAATAACACCGAAAATAATTGCAATTAAAATAGAAATTAAATTTTGTTTACACCAAAATTTTCTATCTAAAATATTTTGAATTTCCATATTTATATCTTTCTAACAATTAAAATGGAATTTGACCAGATTGTTGAAATTCCTTATACATTTGGTCAATGTAATATTCATATAACATATCTGATTCTTTTTCATTAATTTCTCTGAGCAAAAATTCCATAGAATTATTATGAGAGTCAACGAAGTCTTGAACAATATCTTGTGTCCAATCTTCGCTATCTCCCATTAAAATAGTTATCATTGTTTTATTTCCTTTAAAAAATATACTTAAATATAAATAAATATATAATATTATATATATTATTCTAACCAATAAATTTTATTAAATTGCCAAAGCAATTTACATTTTCGTGCATTTACTTTTTTACAATGTTTAGTTTTTGATTGAAAATTTAAAGCTAGTTGTTCTGGATATAAAGCCGTAACATAACCTGTATGAGTTTCGCCATTTTTATATGTATAAGAAACTAAATCTCTATGTTTAACTCCCAATACATTATCTGTTTTTGCCTTTGATTTTCTTCTCATAGGTTTAATGGTCCACTCTTTTATGTTACAAGAGTCTGGGATACTATCTGCAATACATATAGCATCGTTGCTATGAGACTTTTCTATATCCCATTCAATTCTTTTATTTGCAGTTTCGCCACCATTAGTTAAATGTAATAATCCTAATTCAGATATTTTACTTCGTAAATAATTTTTACCTTGCATAACATGCATTGCATAATCAAAACGTTTAGACTTAGAATTAATAATTTTAAAGTATTTATCTTCAAAATTTTTTTCTTTACCTTTTGTTTTGTCATGACATTTAGAGCAAAGTGTAATTAAATTTCCAATAGTATCTGCTCCACTATACTTTCTCGCACGTATATGATGTACTTCTAACCTACAGTTAGTTTTTCCACATTCTTGGCATTTACAATTATCACGAATAATAGCAGCTTTTCTAAGATTTTCATCTAAACGGTTAGATTTTTGATACTGCCATTTATATGGCTTATAATCATTTGTCATTGCACGAATATCTATACAAACATCTTCAAGATAATATTCTTTAATATGTATCTATTTATTTAATTGATATAATATTCTTAAAATAGCATCTTTCTTTTGTTTAATACTTGGTGCTAATCTACCAATTCTTTTAGAAGATGAACGATTATTAAATCTCATCGGTCTATATCTTTTATGATAACGATGATAACGTCTATAGCCACGCCTAACATCCATTAAATGTTTTACATCTTGACGCTGTTCAATAGTCCCCTTAAAGACTACTTTGTTTTTAGTAGGACATTTTTGAACAATAGCCAAACCAACATGTGCAGAGCCATCATCTATACCACAAACCATATAACTTTTATCATTTTCATCAAGTTTAACTCTTTTTTCTAATTGAATTACCATAGGATATTTAGATTTTAATCTTGCTCTGCCTTTTCTAATTAAATACCATCCTTTATTCGCTTTTGTCGGTGCTAATGGTTGATTATCTTTATCAACTACAAAGCAATATTCAATTTTATTTTCCATCTCTGGACACCTTCCTTACGGAGAATTTTTCGTCTTGCCAATGTCGTGAAGGGTACATGTGTTTCTCTGTTATCTATGCAGAACATTAGCATAGTTTCTTGATTGGCACTCACAGAGCTTCAGACTGACGAGCACATCTAAAGGTGTGTTTTTAACCTTTTCCATAACGTAGTTCATATCTGCAACATATCTTTCGATAGTAGCAGTCACTAAGGCTCGAAACCTATTATTAAGTAAGTATAAACAAGAAATATAATATATATTTGTTCACTTATTTACACTTTTGCTTATAAAATAGCTATTTAATAATTAGTTCTATTAATTTAATGTAGTCCATTTTTATTTATAAAACGTATTATTTCCCGGTAGAGCCAATGCCTCCAGTTCGAACTTCTTTTTCTTGTTCTGCGTCGTTTTCCGTTATAATGTAGGCTTCGAAAATACCTTGAGCAATACGTTCTCCTTTCTTAATAATAATTTCTTTATCTGTAGTATTATACAAACCTACAAGAATATGTCCTTCGTTGTCTTCATTATTGAAAAAATCGCTATCGATAATACCTGTTGAGTTAGTTAACATCAAACCTTGTTTGAATGCTAATGAAGAACGAATATAGATTTTTAATACTAAACATTCGTCCATATATGCTTTAATACCAGTAGGTACAGCAGTAGAAGAATGAGGTTTAATAATGACATCTTCCGCAGCTTCGATATCGTAACCAGCAGACCCAGATGTTTTACGTGTCGGTAAATTAATATTTTTGTCTTTATAAGAAGATACTACTTCAAATCGACATCTAGGCAATACTAAGTTATCTAAGTCAATAATAATATGTTCTTCTTGTTGAGTTTGTTCATTCATGTTTAATCTTCCTTTTCACTAGAACCATGTAAAATATTGTATCATTTTATTATTATAATATTAAAATACATTTTTAGCAACGTACATGTATATCATACCATTCTTGTGTGACATATAGTTCAAATGTAATAGTTTTAAATTCACTTAAAATAGTTTGGATTAATTCATGAACAAAATCATAATTTAATCCGCCTAATCCACAACCTAGTGGAGGAATTGCGAAGCTTAAATATGATGTTTCGTTACCACTATGTTTAATATGATAAGCTAAATTTTCTAATCCAGCTTCAATATAACTATATTTAGATGGATTTTTCCAATGATACTTAGTTGGAAAATGAATAATGGTTTTACCATTTTTAGCTTTAAAACTAGTTAATTGACCAATATTTAATAAATCTTTTTTGCAATCTTCTTTGTATGGCTCAACAGATTCAGGATATGCTTTAGCAATTTGTAATGCCAAACCCTTACCCATTGTACCAACACAATTAACTGGATTAAGAATATACTTACATTCTGTATCTAAAATATTTCCAACTACATATTTGAACATCATTTTCTCCCTTTTGTTGTTTTAGGTTCTTTATTGGTTTCTTTCGTAGTTGTAGTGTAAATAAAATTACCAGGCTCTAATGATTGACTAGAAGCTAATAATCTAAATTTTTTTACTACAATTTGTTCAATTTCTTCTTCTGTATAACCACCATCATATTCAATACGCATACGACGCGTTGCGAATACTTGATGAACAATGAAGCAGATAGTAGCCATACAAGACATGGCTACTACTGCAAGTAAAATTAAAATATCTTGTGTCATTATTTTTCGATGCCTCTAATTTTATTAATAAATTTAGCACCATAAATACCGATAACTACAGTTATCATTCCGAAAAAAATCAAACTAATCATTATTTATTCACCTTTTCTGCTACAATATTTTCAACTGTAATTTGGTCGTCATTAATTTTAATAATCGCATGTTTCAAATCTAATTGATGCGTTACGATATCACGACATTGGATAATTGTTGCATCATCAATATCTTGTAAATTTTCAGCAATCATTGCAATGAATTCTTTTTGAATTTGTGTAGCATTAGAAAAGTCTACTTCTTTTGCTGTTGCTTTTTGTTTTGCCTCATTAAATTTTTCTTGTGTAAAATCCACAACAGAATTAATCGCATCTGCTGTTACGTTAATAGATTTTGTTGCTAAGTTAATTAATTGTTCTCTATTCATTTTGTTTCTCCTTAAATTAAATTATTTAAATTTTCTAAATGTTCTGATAATAAAACCTGTAATATAATATGTTACTAAACTACGAATCACTCGCTCAACGATACTCATTACAATATCCTTTCTCTTTTTCGCATTGATTAATAGAATCAATAAAGAATAATACATCTTCCTCTTTCATATCTTTAATCTTACGAATTGTTAATAACAATAATTCTTTTTTTGGCTCAGATAAATCACTGAAACTAAATGTGATATCTAAATTCTTTTTCTTAGATTTTGTTTTGCTTCTAAAAGATGTTTCACGGATGACACGATTAATAGAATTTGCAATGTCATCAATAAAACTCTTATTCATTTTTCCTGTATAGGTCATAATTATTTTTTCCTCTCTACCTAAATTTATATAATCAATTATACCAAAGAAATAATAAAAAAGACACAAGTTTGAGGTCACCATTATTATACAAGGTGCTCAGACTCATGTCTTTTTATTATTATTTATTTTTATTCATTGCCGAGTTCGTTAATTTCACGAAGTTCTCCGTTAAACCATACGATTTCACAACGAACATTGTTACCATCAACTAATACGGCTGTATATAAACCAGTGTCTACTGGTTCAATATATTCAGAAAATAAATACGTTTTGTTATTGTAGTTTAATTCCATATTATTTTACGATTTCTACGCTTATGCATTTTTTATTTTTGAATGTCAATTCAAGCGTATTGCTCAACAAATCCGTTGCTTTTACTACATGCATAGCATCATCTTTTGGAACGATATCGCTAGAGAACATGTATTTGTGACCTTTGCACATTACGTTAAAAACTGGAGTTGCTGCTGCTGCTGCGTGTACTTCAGTACCTGCACCTTCTGGCATATTATTTCACTTCCTTTTCTTGTTTAGAAATATCTTGTTTCTTTGAACTACTATCCATGTTTCCGATAGGTACCGTTACACCGGCATATGCTTTGTGATTAACATATAGTCCGTTCAAAGTTACATGTTTAGAAATATTATAATTTACACCTACACCATAATTATTACCTCCACCATAGTAAAAACTAAGTGAAGTTTTAGCTGGCTTAGGAGCGGCGATTGAAATAACTGACTCTTCTTTTTGAGTTACGACTAATTTGCCATTTTTAAATTTTTGAGTTTCAGTTACATTATTTTCAATTTCGTGTTGCTGACCATTTACTTTTACAAATACTTTTTTATCAGCATTATTAAACTCTACGTCTGCATCTCGAGGTGTTTCTTTGGGAACATATACGAAAGATGTTCTTTCGATTGTATTCGTTTGTACTTTGGTTGCTTCTTGATAATGTTTATTTGTATTAACAGTACCGTCAGCATTAATGACTTTAGATGGCTTCGTATCTACTTCGTTGCGTGGACCAAACTTATCCAAAACATACAAAATAGACAATATAATAAGAATACAAAGTATGAGCCACCTAAGACAGTCGACGAATAATCGCCAGTTTTCTTGTAAAAAATTTTTTACAGCAAGTAAAAAACCCATTGGAGTTCTTTCCTTTCTTAATTAAGAGAATTAAAAAACGTTTCAATGGGTTTATTACCTTAAATCTTTAACATGTTAATTTCTTCTTGCAACAAATCTCGTGCAGAAATTACTTCTGCCATTAAAATACAGTCTGTTTTTTCATCTTTAGATAATAAAGAAATGACATTTTTAAGGTTATCTGTTAAATGTAGTTGGCTTCTAATAAATTCATAGCCAGAAATGAAAATACTTGTTGGCTCAAAATGTAATTTTTTATTGCCTTTTTTAATTTCATCATTGATATAGTTTAATGCTTTTTCTAAGTCAATTAACTTATCTGGTGTTTTAATACCTGCACGCACAATATATTTAATAACATTGCCCATATCGAAATTATATCCTTGAGCATTAATAAATGGACGTACCTCAATACCTCCATGAGTATAATGTTTTGGTTGATTAATAATATCTTCCATACCAATATCCTTTCGTTAGAATCAGAAAAAAGTTACTATTTAATCTTAGCATCTTTTTCGATTTCTGACAAGATATCTGCGTATGTTTTTATTTCACCATTTACATATACTAAATTTTCTAATTCTATTTTTCTATCATTTAATTCTTGAATTTGTTCTTTTAATATTTCAATCGTTGATTGTAAAGTTTGTATTTTTTTAATTACTTCATGTACAGAATTATCTCTAGCTTCTGACCATTGCAGTTGCTTATACAATTCTTCTATTTTCTCTAAAGACACATCTGGTATATCAAACCGTAGGTCTCTGATATATACTTTAACTAATTTCTTTTTCATGTTTTATTTGCTCCATATGATTTCAAATTTAAAGCTATATGGGCTATCTGGTTCTTCAAAAAACAATCTAAAACTATATCGAATCCCAATTTTATGTTCATCATTAAAAAATCTTAAAGATGATTTCCCTAACAAAAATAATACAACAAAAATAATTGCTAATATAGTGCCAATATGTTCACTCATTTTTAAATTCCTTTCTGATATAACTGAACCTTACATGACTAAAGTCATATAATTCTAAAAGTAATATAAAATTACTTTATTAAGAAGTTTGATTTCCTAAG